CATATTACAAACAGTAGTCCCTCCAAAATACTACCCTCCCTTATGTGGTACTTATGTTTCTTTTTCTTGCTCTTTGGAATCTCGTCTATACCTTCATGCTCAACCTCATACCAATTTATTGTTTTCAAAGCCTGTCCCCCCTTTTTATAAATTAAAAGCCTGTCCAAAATTTTAAGATTCAATGCTTTTAACAAAAGCTTGCAAGGCATTTTCTGTTATTTTGTAGGCGCGTCCTACTTTCTTAGTCTTAAGCTGTCCAGTTTGTATTAATTGATATGCAGTGTTTCTACTTATTTCTAAGTAAGTGCACACCTCTTGTACCGTATAAAGTTTAGGCATATTTGCTACTTCTGTTTGTTGCTGCATCTAGATGTCCTCCTTTAGGTATTAAGGCTAATATCATCTATAGTTATTTGTCCAGATATTTCACCGTATCTTTTCCCAACTTTGTTTATGGATTTACTAATGCCCATTTGCTTTTTGTTGAGGTTTTTATAAATCTGCTCAAGAATTTTCTTATCTTGAGTTTTATCTATGTTTGCATAGTTAGACTTCCCATCTGCATCATTGTAGTTAAAAAATGACCTTACGTTATTTTCATCTTTATATTTTGCTACAAGACTACTGGCAATTCTTCCTATATCTTGGTTGTATAAGGTTTTAAAATCATAAGTATAATGTGGTATTATTAAAGCTATTACAGTATCTTTATTTATCACATCTAATTTGCCTATATCTTCAAGAATTTTTGCTCTCGCCTTTTTATCCAATCGCATATATTTGTTCAATTCTTTTTCACCCCTTTAAAATAACGTTGAAATTTAATTAGATTTTCAAGTGCCCATTCAATCGACCTTAATTCGCGTTCCATTTCCTCTTGGTTTTCATATATGATGCTCCATGCTTGCAGGGTATCCAATTCGCTTGAAAGCATTGAAACCTTGTGTATTACATCCTCGTATTTTTTACAATGCTTTTGGCATTTTTCATATTGTTCATTTGTCAAATTATTAAAATCTGTAATACCAAAGATTTTCTTTTGTTCTGGTCTTCTAAATTTATCAAGTGCAAAAGCATTTTCAGGGAGAGTCGCTTCAATTTCAGCAAGTCTTTCTTTTTCTTCCCTTTCTTGTTTCTCTTTGGCTACCAATTCTTCATAAAGTCGGTCTTGTTCTTCAATTTTCTTTTTATTATCAGCAGACATTTTCCCTATATCGTAGGCATAGTCGACTGATATATCTCCAGTCTTAACCATATCCCTGTAAATTTTAGGAACCTCTGTTGCCACATTCCCCTCAATTAGTTTTTTTGCTCCATATACACTCTTATCAAGTGCTTTACTTAGGAATTCCGCAGTTTCGGTGTCACCTGTTCCCCTAAGTTCGTCTATTTTTTTTACTACTACTTTGGCACTTTCTAGCGTCTTTCCACTACCTATCCCCACTTGTTTGGCTACTATGTCTCGGGTTTTCCCCATCTCACTTGGTGGAAAATTTTCCACAATGTCAGTTCTCGTACCTTGACGTTCTTTTGCTTTTTCCTTCTCAATGGTTTCCCAAACCTCAGCTTCTCTTACCTTTTGCTCTACTGTCTTATCTCTGTACATATTTTCAAGTAGCAGAGCCTCAAGTTCTTCCTGTTCAGTATTAAAAGCCATTGTTTCTACAGGCACAGATTGAATATTGAGTTCTAAGCAAGCCTTATACCTTCTGTGACCACTAATAATTACGTTGTCAGAATTAAGGAGTAGGGGTTTGATATATCCACTATCCTTTATATTTTGTGCAAGTTCTGAAATATCTTCAGTTCCGTATATCTCAGAATTTTTAGGATGTTGTTTTATTAAATTTATGTCGATTTTACCCATTCTGAAAGTCTTGAAGTCATTCAAACTAACTTACCTCCTTTTCTTTAATCTCAAGTTTTTCTTTGATTATTTCCTTGTACTTACCGCCTTTACGGTTTCCTCTTAAGATGTCAGATAAATAAGCATTAGTTATACCAATCTCGCTGGCAAATTGTGACTGGGTCATTCTTTTTCTTATTAATGCTACTTTTACTTCGATTTCAAAATCTGTTCCAGACATAAATATCACCTCCTTAAATAATTGTTGAATATTTTCGCTAAATTATTGACACATTGATGAAAATATGCTACCTTGAAGATATAACAAATAAAAGCAATTTGCCTCCCCAGACAATTACATGTTTTTATTGTTAGCTTTTATTTTCGACTTATAATTTAGCTCTAATTAGATTATAATGTCAAATTTTCTACTTGTCAATAGCAAATTTTCTACTTTTATATTTTATTGGAGGTGACTAAATTGACATTAATTGAACGTATTCAGTCTCTTTGTGAAGAGCACGGTACTAGCTTAGTAGGACTTGAACGTACTTTAGGGTTCGGTAGAGGTACAATTAGAAAGTGGGATACGAGTTCCCCATCAATAGATAAACTAGGCGCTGTCGCTGATTACTTTAATACCAGCACGGACTTTTTAAGAACTGGTAAACAAAGTAATGATGATGAGGAAGTACGAGCCATAGCAAGAAATATGAAAAATTTATCTGTTGAAAAAAAGAAATTATTAAATGATTTAATTAAAACAATGTCAGAGAATGCAGATGAGGAATTAAGAAAATGATTATTCCCAAAATTGCTCGATACAATTATTGTTGTGCAAAAGCAAATGAATTTTTAATAAAAGAAAACATCAATAATTTACCTTTTGATTCGGATAAAATAATCAAGAAACATAAATGGTCAAAATTGAAATATAGTGAATTGGCAAAAAAGCATAATGTGGATATATCAGACATAGTAGAAGCATATGAAAGTGAAGATGGTTATTCAATTTTTAATGGTAAAAATTATTCTATTGCCTATAATGATACTATTAAAACAAAACAACGTATTTATTTCACTAAACTGCATGAAATAGGCCACATCTATTTAAGACATTTTTTAGACTTTGAACAAACCATTTTAAAGCGTTCAGATATGACTGAAGAGGAATATAAAGTTTTGGAAAATGAGGCTAATTGTTTTGCGAGAAATGTATTAGTTCCAATTACTTTAATAGAAGAGCTTAAAATAAAATGTCCTGCGAGAATTAGTGTAATTTTTGGGATTACTCCCTCTGCGAGTAACACTAGATTTCATTTATCTAAAAATGATTTATACTATTTTTCGAATAATAATCTACAAGATCAAAAGAATTTATTTCATGATTTTATCTATAAAAATCAATGTTTACAATGTGGACATTCTTTTATATCTGAAAATGCAAAATTTTGTCCTATATGTGGACGCAACAGATTAACATGGGGAGATGGTAAAATGAAATATAATGATGGTTATGATCTAAACACAAATGGCAAGGCCAATACATGCCCTAAATGTGAAAATGAAGAAACAAGAGGGACCGGTGACTATTGTAAAATTTGTGGTTCAAATTTAGTAAATAAATGCACTAACCTTGAAGGCATATTTGGAGAAGATTATAACGGTAATCAAATCATAATTAAAAATGCTTGCGGTGAATTAGCTGAAGGTAATGCAAGATACTGTGAATATTGTGGTGAAGCTACAACATTCTTTAATCAAAACTTACTTGATGAATGGCAGATTGCCAAACCTGAAATTGAAAGATCAGCTAACGAGAGAGATCCGGATTATATACCATTTTGATTATAAAATGAGGTGAAATTAAATGTCATTAGAAATTAAAAAACGGGGTAATTCTTGGACTTATGTAATTGATGTAGGTGTCGATTCTAGAGGCAACAGAAAAAGAAAGTCTAAAGGTGGTTTTAAGACAAAAGGAGAGTGCCGAACTGCAGCTTCAACTATAATTACACAAGTAGATAAAGGTTCTTTTTATGATATACAAAAGCTCTCCTTTGAAAGTTTTATTAATAAGTATTTAGATACAGTTAAGCCAAATTTAGCTTATAAAACGCATCATACTTATAAATATATTTCAACTAAATACTTAATTCCTGTATTTGGTAAGATGGAGCTTTCTAAAATAAGACCGGTTCATATACAAGATTTTTATAATGAGAGTTTGAAAAAGGTTTCAGGTACTACTGTAAGGCATTTTCATGCTTTTTTAAATTCATCATTCAATCAAGCCATTCAATGGCAAATTATAAATACTAATCCTTGTAGTGTGGTCACTAGGCCCAAAAATAACAAACCCACACTTAATGTATGGGATGATAAACAATTGAAAAAATATTTAGATAGAGTTAAGGATATGTCAATATACCTACCTTCTTTTATCGCGTTAACTACTGGGATGAGAGAAGCTGAAATTTGTGGACTTAGGTGGAAGGATATAGATATAACAAAAAAAATAATATATGTTTCACAACAATTACAAAGTGATGGGAATAAACTAATTCTTACTGATCTTAAAACCAAAAGTAGTAAAAGAAATATAGCAATTACACAAACTATCATTGATGTATTGAATAAAGCTCAGGAAAAGCAGAAAGAAAATAAGGATTACTTTGGTGAGAATTATGATAAACGCGACTTTGTATTATGCATGGAGGATGGACGCCCATATGATCCTAAATATATAAGCAGAAATTTTAGGAGAGTATTAAAAGATTATAAAAACAAAAATAACCAACCTCTGTATGAAGAGCTGGATATTCCTCTGATACGGTTTCACGATTTGAGACATACGCATGCAACGCTACTGCTTAAAGAAGGAATAAATGTAAAGGTAGTAAGTGAAAGGCTGGGTCACAGCTCCGTATCCATGACACTTAACACTTATGCTAATGTACTCCCAAGCATGCAAAAAGAAGCTGCTGACAAGTTAGATAAATTTTTTTGCCCTAAGTTGCCAACAAATTGCCAACAAATCAAGTTCAAGGGTAAAATTGAAAAATATAAAAGGCCAGCAACACGTTAGTATCACTGGCTTTAATTGGAGCTCTCGAAGGGAATCGAACCCACGACCTACTGTTTACGAAACATATAATTTATAGTTTATATAAATTATAATAAAATGATATAAACCTAAACATGTTGATTTAAAAGGGTTCATGGACTATATATAAATTTATAGGATTTCTATTGTTTTGTAATTTTGCCAACAAATCTGCCAACAAAAATAAGAGCCCCGGATGGAGCTCTTTTGCTTTAAAATAAAAAAAGCCCTGAGGATCTCTCCCCAGGGTTCTAATTAAACTATGCTCGTCTTAGTAACTACTCTTAAAACTAAATTTAAAACAGCAATTATAATTGCCACAACATCTGGCGGTAATTGAAATGTATTCCCTGCCATAATATTTATAAGTACACCTATAACAATTACTGCATTAGATATTACTGTTTTAGATTTCCACCACTTCTTTTTTTCTACTACTTGTACATTATTATTATTTTCCATTACTATTCCCTCCTTAACCTATTAATCTAGTCCAGGTCAGATTCCCAACCCTGCCATCATTTTTTAATCCATTTTTATCCTGCCAAATTGACACTGCAGCCTGAGTGTTTCTGCCAAAAATGCCATCTATCTGAGTGCCTACACGCCATTGGATATATCTACTTGCATATTCAAGATGTGGAGTTTCCACCGCATCGTAATGCTTTGCCAGTATTTGATTAATTGCTCCCCAGGTATTAGACCCCACAACACCGTCAACTTGTAGCCCCATAAGATTTTGAAACCTCTTTACTGCGGTTCCTGTGCGTGTTCCCATAATCCCATCTTCCACAAGAGCATTTCCCTTATCGTCATGGACTTGTAGCTTATTTAATACCTGCTGGAGTTTCAACACATCATTATTTATAGGCTTTGGAGTTGGTTTTATTACTGGAGTATCAGCAACCTTAATAGGATCTTCTGTTGGAACTTTACTACCAGTTATAGACTCAGCAATTGATTTCCCCAATTGGTCATAACCAACATGTAAATATAGGTCTACATCTGATTGAGCATCAAGGAAGAAAGGCTCTATTATGATACAAGGCATATTCGTATGTCTTAGTTCATATAAGCCTCTAGTGTCAGCCTTGGCGCCTCTGTTATGAAATCCTAAGTTTGCTATTGCATTTACAGCCTTGTCTGCATATTCTTTTCCTTTAACAGATCCGTTATAAAATAACACTTCACAACCTTGACCGCCGCCTGCATTTACATGACAAGATACCATTAAGTCTGCTTTAAACTCATTAGCCTTAGATACTCCGTAAGTTAAGTCTTGAGCAGATGAAAAAGTATTCCCTGGTGTTACATCTAAAACCTCATGACCTAATGCCTGCAGGTATTTAATAACTGATTTACAATACTTTCTGTCCTCTGTTACTTCATTTAATAGTCCATTTGCACCAGGTACTCCTGGATTATGTCCTCCCCTTACTGCTATTTTCATAGACTTACATCTCCTTATTCAATTAATAAATTTTGATGCAAAGAAATACGTCACCACGCTTGTTATAATTACTGTTATTAAAGTTCTTGTCGATTCCTCCCATCGCTGGCCTGGCTTTCCTTCCAAATTGTCCAGTTTAGCTGCGATAGTTTTTATACTTTCTTTTATTTCGTTAAGAATATTAAAAACCATTTTAGTTTGTTCTTTTGTCACGCGTGCCTCTGTCCGTATTTCTCCTAGTTCCTTCTCTCTCTGTTTTGATACCTCTTCCATGGCTGAAAGCCGTTCATCTATTTTCTCTACCAATGTTGCCTGTATGCAGTCATTACATTCACTCATATCCCACCCCCACTAAACATTTGCTACTGGATATTGTATTAAACTTGGTAAGATTTCTAATGATTTAGTATTAATATTTATTTTGAATTTATCTATGTTGTTTAAGAAGTTTTCATCTTTCGGCAATACAGTTTGTTCTAATATTAAAGAAAGTTCTGTACCATACTCTCCATAATATACAATTAAATCTTGTATTCCTGTTGCTACTCCGTATATATCTCCATTACTTTTGTAATAGAATACCGTCATGCTATTATTCATTTCTTTTATTGTATAATCCATATTTGTACCTCCTATGCGATAGCAGTATATGCTATTGTCATTTCATATATTGAAGATAAATCTAAAAACCATGTGCCATGTAATGTTACAGTTCCATTAACATTGTCTTGACTTCTTACAGAACATCCAAATCCTTGTAAATTTCGCATGACTTGTTCACTTTTTGCAGTACATGATGATACTGTTGGTATTACTTTAAAATCTTTTCCCTTAAACTCTACAGGTAATGTTATTGTAACATCTGCTCTTCCATACATACTGCTAAGATATGTGATAGTAGTTGAGCCAACATAACTTAAATAATGATATTCATTATCTGTAGCCCCTACATGTCTCATAAATCCATTTGCATCCAGTTTAGAATAACTGCCATCACTATGAGTAATTTTTATAAAGCCTTCATCAAGGTTTATTTCCATGTTAAGGCCTAATATTTTTCCTGCAATAATAAGATCCGCAATGAAGCCTTTACCAGTGCCGAATGTTTTCCAAACCCAGTCAGTAGCACCATAAACATCGGAAATCATGAACCCCTTTGTTCCAATTGCGAGTGCTCCATATGTGAGACTTAAAGGATCTCTATCTTCAAAAAATATAGCTTTTTCAACCTGTGGAGTAACTCCATCGCTCATGGCCCTTAAACTTGCTTTTGCAGCATCAATCATGCCTTGGATTACACTGCCCTTAACCTTATTATCATTTGTGGTTATAGCAGATAAAGTACTACTCATATTATTCATTGTGCTTGCTATATTGCTTTTAAAGTTGCCTAGCTCTACCTTTTCAAGTCTATCTGTTAAAATATTCTTAGTTGTTTTGATAATCTTGGCTTTCAAATCAATGTTTAACTTACTATGTCTAACAGTTACGGTATCACCTAATTGTACAGATTCGAGTACCGCATAATTTTTGTATTCCTCTGTTTTCGATAATTCCAAGAAGTCAATTTTATAATTTGCCTTAGGGATATCACACTTTGATTCAGTGTAATAATTATTCCCTGCAACTCTTAAATCAGTTTCATTATCTATGTCATTAAACTCAACTACTTTGATTATTGGATGAGGGAAATTATTAATATATGTGCTATCTATATACTTTTCGGTAAGCAATAACCCATCCTTACTCATTGGCATGAGTCTTGTACATAGCCCATCCATATCAAGAGTTTCTTCTATCCCTTGAATGTTTTTACCATAAGCAATTAAAACTCCTCTATCAAGCCCTCTCGCTTGTAAAAGCTGTATCTCAAAATTATTCCTGTATAATTCTCCGCCCCAATTAGATATAATTCCATCGGAGCCCATAATAGCTTCCACAGGATTTTTTCTGACAAAATACTTCGTATTTGTAGTTACAACGTCTGATACTGCAGTATAGGTATGAGCATACTGAGTTCTACTTAATATCCAATTAAGAGCATCTTGGCCATTAAGACTTTCAGGTCGTACATCTTCCAAGAAGTTATCCAAGAGATCATAGAATATGTGCCGCCCATTTATTTTTATTCCATCAAGGGTTTTTATTTTGCGGTAAATTCTGAATAATTGTCCAGCAGCCTCGATGATATTCCCTTCAAGTAAGTTCTGCCATTTACCTCTTTCGTCTAGAGGATATTCCAATTCCAGTTCATAGGATCCATTCAGTTCCTCAGTAATTAAACAGGACTTGCAGTCACTTAAGACTACAAGTCCATTATTATTAAAATCTGTTGTACTTTTATCAAAAAGTTTTATTATTTTAACCACCTCCTATGAGGTATTTTTTATTTTTTTTGTTTCGTCTTATTTATCTTACATTCTTCTTATCTATTTGTAACCATTGGTATCACTTACTTTACACTAATATTGATTAATAGGTACAAATGCGAATCGATTTATGTGGGTAAGGATTTGCGCCTTACATAACAAACTACCTCTTTGAGTTTGTCTTAACATATACATTGCAGATATGTATAGCGTCTACTATTGCTAATCACGACTTATTCAATTATTGCGTTTTCGCTTTACCACGACTTAATTATCGTGTCTGTTCCACCACCACATAAATTTATTACTTTTTCTTTTTCATTTCCTCCAGTACCTTTTCATCTTCAATAAATTCCTTCATTCGCTCATTTATCCAAGTGGATATTTTAATCCCTTTAGGACCTGCGTAATGACAGAATTCTTCAAAGACTTCCGGTTCCAGAGTAATGTTTTGCCTGTGTTTATCTACCATATAACCATCCCCTTTGGAACAATTATACATCTTTGTAAACAGTTTGTCTTATTACTTTACATTTATACACACTAATACACATTATTAATCGAATACGTACTACTTATAAAGCGACTTCCGCAACATTGATATCCAGATACTTAAATTCCGTTTCTACAAAACACGTTAAGTCTAAGAAGGCTGCGTACATTCCAGCTGTTGACGGTGTGACTGTAAATTGAAATCCATCACCATTAGTAAATGCTACTCTAGTTATCTGACTAACCGTAGGTGTACCAGTTGCTCCTGCTCCTAGATTAACAACAACAGGAGTACAGAACTTAGCTGGTTCGTGATAAGTGCAATCAGTGGTAAATCGTGTAGTCGATCCAAAATCATACATACCAGTAACTTTCACATTTAATATTGATCTACCAAACGTTTCGCTGTTATTAAAGCTAGGGTTTGTGCTGTAGAGAGTAACAACAAATTTCTTTCCCTTATGAGGACTATTAGGCAAATTAACACTTTTCATCCATCGACAATTATTATAACTTTGGTATTTTCCTAAACCACGAACTTCTACCCAAGAAGGCAATGCCAGTGTCATCGAAGTCGGTATTAAAGCATAGTACCTTTCATCAATTACGCACCCCTCACTTAAAGCTGTTGATTTATTGTAAGTCAGTAATTTTAATTCTGCTTGGTTATTACTAGTGCTTAAAGTACAATTCTTCGAGGAACTACTTGAGGTTTTTAAATCGGCTAAATAAATTACAGAATTATACTTTGCTCCACTTTCCACAAAGAAGTTATCAGATATATCTAAACCTCTGATTGATTTGTTATTTGTTGAACCATCATTAACGTAGCAACTAAATATACCAATAATTGAAGCTCCACTAACTACAGCACTAGCATTACCTTCTGTATAATTATGCCTTATCGCAGAACCAAAACAATTCTTAGTAGTATTCAGTGTTTGATTCGACAAAGCAAAAGCATAACCTCTATTAGCTTGTACGGAATTGCTTTCTACAACAACATTATTACCATAAAATAGAATACCATTGTTATTCCCAACGACGTTATTGTGGTGAATCCATATAGCGTTAATTTGACCTAGTCCATATTCCATATTGATACCGTCACCAGTACACCCCCGGATAAAGCATCCTTTAATCTCTACATTATTTACATGCCCAACATGCCCACCATAGATTCCATGCCCACCAAAACTTTGAATAAATACTCGGTCAATAACACAATACGCAGAATTAACCCCAACAAACTCAATTGCATGGTTATTCGGTTTTGTTGGATTTCCTAACATTTTTATGTTTTGTACTAATGTAGACATTATGGCCTCTGCACTAGCAATCTTAATACTACTGGTGTTGTTAAGATTTTTTAATACTACCGAATCACCACGACCAATAAGACGGGTATTATTCATAAAATTTAATGTGGTATGATTATAAGTTCCCTCTGGAACTATGACATTCTTTCCACTATCTATAGCTCTTTGAAGTCGGCCTGTATCATCAACTTCGGGTACTATACGTGGATAGTTATTTAAGTTCGCATAATCTGCCAATTGCGAATCATGGTCATCAAGCCTAGCATCTAAATTTACCTTCCCACCTCGTGCATTTTGCAGCTCAGTTTCTGTAGCAGTAATCCTGCTATTAAATAAATTTACTGTAGTAAGTGCTGTGGTCAATGCAGTAAATTCGCTTGAACTTTCTATTGCAGTGTCATCTCTTACAGTTGCCACTACATTAAAATTAAATGTAATTGATGTAAGTATCTCACTATTTGTTCCGTATATGGTTATTTCAGCTTGGACTATGCCGGTACAACTTAATGCCTGTGTAGTTAGGAGACTGCTTATTTTACCATTTATAGCATCATCAAGAACACAGTCCTGGAACACTATAGTATTGTCTAATTTAGCTAAATATATTTTAGCAGCTAATCCTGTTAAATCATAAGCCACTGAGTTGTTAAATATATTTATCATAAATTTATGACTATTGGTGTCATTTTTCTTGATTTGAAAATTATTTATTATGTTTATTTTATTTGCTAAGTCTATGTTGATACTATGGTTTATAGTATTAATCAACTATAACCACCTCCAATTTGGGGTAATTTCAATTCTACTTATATTACCAGTCCAACTTACATTGTTTACTCCAGGTATCAGCTCTGGGAAGTCACCTGACATATCATTATTTTTTAGAGTTGTGTCTTTATATGCATCCATAAGCTCTGAATCTATAGTCACATAATCAACCACATTAGTCAGATGGATCACAGTACTATTTATAGTTAAGTCTATAGAGCCTGTACCAAAGATTTTTACTATAGGTTTACTTTTATATGTGCCTGGGTTTAAAACTGTTCCCAGAGCTGTTAGGGTTATTAAATTATTGTCTATGCTTTTCTTACAAGGCTGAACCTTCCACATCAACGGGAATTCGCCTAAATTTTCTAAGGATTGCGCTATGTCAATCTTATTATTTAATCTCGCATCATACTTATAATTTTGCCAGTTAAAAAGTAGATCTCCACTTCCTGATAACCATACTTTTATTTCATCTATTTTTGCGAAATCTAATAAAGTGCAAGCCATCGGTAAAATGTAACTTTTCTTTGTATTATAATCTATAGTAAGATCTCCATCTCTTCCTGGTATTGTAATTTCATCCACATTTTCTTCTGGAATACTTTCAGGAGGCATTTGAGTTATAACTATTCCATATTCTAAATAACTATCTTTATTTTTCCATATAAAACTATTCATTAGCTAGTGCCTCCTAATCCTTTATTTTTCTGATCAATATAAAATTGAAATTCCTGAGCTAGTTCTTCCAAATCTTCTTTTCTATTATTATAAAAATTTGTTATTTGTAAAACTAAACTCATACCAGTACTCTTGTTGTTACTTGCAGATGCTCTGGCCATTTCCATGGAAATATCGTGTGGAATTATTCGTGTCCCACGTGGGAGGTCTAATATTTCACCTCCACCGTCCTGAGTCTCTACCAGTCCACCTATCCAATTATTATCGCCTGATGCCTTTTTAGGTACACCTGTGAGTTGCTGAGTATATGATGATAATGTAGTGGTGGCTGTTTTGCTTTCCATTTTAGTTCCATTCCATTCTTTAAGCCAATCCCATGCTTTTTCTATCCAAGTACATATTTCTTTCCAATGTTTTACTACCTCATAAATTGCTACTCCTAACCCTGCCAAAGCTAATACAACAACTCCTATAGGGTTTGCACTCATTGCAGCATTGAATAGCCATTGTGCTGCGGTTATTGCCTTAGTTGCTAAACTACCTTCCATCATAGCTATTTTGTGTGCATTCTCAGCTGCTATCAGCAACCAAAGATAAAGCGTTTCCCCTTTATCTTGCAACATTTTTATTAATTGTAGTGCATTATGTGTTACCAACACTGCATTAGTGATGAGAACATATGACCTATGTAATAGCCATACCACACCTAATACTTCAAGTGATGCCTTAACAAATCCTAAATTATCTCTTACAAACTTTAAAGACAATGTAACTATATCTATTGCACCGGAAAATAAACTAACCTTACCTTTAACACCATCAGTTGCTTTGCCAAAGTTAGGGAATAACTCTACTACGATTTGACTTACTATCTTCATCCATTCCTTGAATTTTGGAACTATGAAATTAATAGCATCCGTAATTCCTTGCTTGATTTGTGGCATATATTGATTTATTTTAGTTGTGAAATCAGTTAAATATGGTATCAACACTGTCCCCATTTGAGAACTAATGCCACTTATTTGATTCCTAAGTATTTGTAATTGTCCAGGAAATGTTTTTCCAGCAGCCTCAGCACTCCCACCAAACTCTTTTTGGAGTTCCTTAAGAATAATTGTTTGAGCCCCTGCGGTATCTCCTGCCTTTTGCATAGCTTCAATCTGTTTTTTCTGCTCTTCGGTGAAACTTACACCAACCCTACTAAGGGCAGTTATACCTTTAATTGGATCATTGAGGGCTTTTCCTAATTGTATTGCGCTACTCTTTGTATCTTGTCCCAGAGCTGTACTCATATCATTTACAGCAGATAAAGCATCTGGGAATGTCTTTTGGCCTATATTAGTGAACGTTAGGAGTAAGTTTTCAGTTTCTATATTGGCGCCCTTACTAAAAAGTGTTAGCTTACCTTGGGCATCTGCTAATTTAAGCAATTCATCTTTTGTCATTCCTGCAGCCCCACCAGTGGATTTTAAAACGCTATCCATTTGTGCAAGTTTTAGCTGGCCTGCAGAGGCTTTATCTATCATGTCTTTTATGCCTAATCCTGCGCCAATAACTGCTCCAACTTTTAGTGCGGCACTTGCTATATTGCCAAAACTAAGCCCCATTCCTTTGCTTACCCCACTGGCTTTTTTATCTATTGAATCAAGTTTACTTTCTACGCCAGTATCCTTTATTAGTACCGTTCCAAAAAGTTCAAAAAGTTGCATTAGCTACCTCCCTTCTGACCCTGGTCCATAGCCTTTATTTCTTCAGCTTCTTTTAATATTTTTTCTTTATCAATATCTGTGCTGTTAGTCTTAGGTTTAAATGCTTTTTCTTTATATTTATCAAAACTTATAAACTGTAAAGGCTCGCCATCATTCATACGATTATAATCAACCAGCCATCGTTGCCATAATTGTTCTGCAACGTTTTCCTTTTTAGCCTTTAAATACATATTCATAACTTCATCAAAATCAAAAGTCATTAAATATTCTACATTGTTGTACCTATGCATCAAAGTATCGAGGAGATCTTCCTGTTCTACTTCAATGCAAGCTTGAAAAAACTTTTTATAGTCTCATCCTTAAATATTTCTTGAATGGATTCCATAAATACATCTAAATCTTTTAGTTCATCAAAAGATTTTCCGCTTATATCTGCGATAAATTTATATACTTCATTTTGAGCTGAGGCTATATTTTCAACGAATATCATTAATATTTCTATTTGCATTTCATTTATCTTGATTTCTTTTTCTTCTGGTTTAACTTCTGACACATCTTTAGCAAGCTTTTTTAGTTCTTCTCTAATGCCCATTTTCTTAATTATCCTTGTAAAGGCAAAAAAATCGGGACTCTCTAATTTACGCAATTATATTCCTCCTTAAAAAGAAAGACGCTCAATTAAGAGCGCCTAATTATTAGTTACTGGCAATGCCACAAATGAAGCTAATGCTACACCACTAAGTGATTTAACGTCATTCGCATCAAGTGCAGGCTTAGTATATGCCACTGTTACTACTTGTGCACTCGTTGGTGCTGTAGTCAATGTCAGCAGTATAGTATTAAGAGCATTTACGCCCCTGGTCGAAGCCGTAACAACATCTGCAGCGCCTAACAATGTCACTGCAAACCCATCTTTAGGGACTGTAGCTGCTACAGTATCACTAAATGTGAGTAACACTTTATTATTATCAATTATTGGAGTCCCTACCAAATAGAATGGAACACCTGAGAGTGGTTTCGGATAGTGAATTTCGTAAGGTAATGTATTTGGATTATTTGGATCTAAGTGAGCTGTGAAGGTTAAAGGTAGTACATTATCTTTATCATCATCCGTTTTCACTTTTAGTCCACCATCATTTAATACATTTTTAAGTATTATTACTACTGGTTTTTGGGAACCACTTAATTTTCCCACCAATGCTATGTTAGTTATATAGTCTGTTAGTAATATTGAGGTTCTACCCGTTATATTATCATAGCCAACATTTGATGTATCAATATCACCTAGTAAAGCCATTTTTAATATATCTGTTGTGCACTCTAAAAAATTAACTTTCAAGCTAACAGCTGCACTAACGAATCTCTTTAAGCCTACTATGTCGTCAGACTTTATCCCATCAACCTTTACATTTCTCGTTTTAATAATTACATCAAATTCATTTCCCCCAGAAGTAGCTGAAATTATAGCTTCTGTTGGCAACCCATAGTCTTTATATACTGCACCAGCATCTATAAGTAAATGATCCGGTGTAGCACTTGTATATCCTATAGTATTAGTATCATTCATGTTCATTCCTCCTTATTTGTAATAAACCTTTACAGTATATCTTAATTGTCTTCTCTGTATATTTAATATTGGGTCAGGAAGTTCTAATCGATAAGGGTTATTCCTATTTATACTTACATTCATTTTCATATCATTATATTGCAATCTATTTAATGCTTTATGAATTGAGTCTGTCATATTTTCTATGCCAGTTATATCAGTATCTTTATTGTCCCAAATACTAACTTCTAATAAATTATTATCACTAAATGAATTATTAGGAATACTATTGGGAAATTTAATCTCTACATACGGATATATTTTTTTCTTTTCAGTAGGATAATGTCCTACATAACAAGTGCAAATAGGCTCTATTTTTCCACTTAGCAGTGTATATAATTCCAACATCCTATTCACCTCCCATTTTGTTTTTATAAATCTGTTCTGCTATTTTTGTTATTTTAGGAATAGCATTCATAGTCCCGGGTTCCAGGTAAGGTTGTGCGCTTTGCTTTGAACTTCCTTTCTCTACGTAAATCCCATACTTTGCTTCAGGAGTAACCCCAATATAAACGCCCTCATCTTTAGGCATAACCTCAGATGTAATGCTTTTTTTAAGATTACCAGTTAAAACAGGAGTTAAGCTTTGTGATTCAGCTACTGCTAAGGTTCCAATACCTTCACAGAGTTCATGTTTTGCCACTTTTAGAGCAAATAGAACTGCATTTTTATTGCTTTTATAACTCAAGGCACATCACCTCCATGTAACCGTCATCCCAAGGTATAGCCTTTACTTCTAGGCTTATATTATCACCATATTTATCAGTATATTTTAATATAGTACCTATTTTTATATCACTGTCAAAATGATCAATGTATATTCTTTTGTTTACCTCAATATCGTATCCGTAAGTTTTAAGCAACAAAGCCTTTGAATATGGCTGAATATCGCAATCAATGTCTTTTACCTTTGCCAATGTGCCAGGAATAAATATCCCATTTACCTTATTGCCAGTTCCATGATTCCATACAGCAACACTAAACCCCTTAAGCATCGGTATAAACCGGGGATTGAAGCATGGTTACATAAGGTGCTGGCAATAAAGCCTTCACACTATCAGGGAGATCATTCACATAGGTTCCACTTCTGGACCCCTGACTGAACTGCTTCAATTCTTCATTACCTCTTTTATTCATGGATATAATTACATATTCAATGACTGCATCCGGATAAGTTACCGATATATCAATAGCGACTATCGGTGCCACTACTGGCTTCATATTTAAGTAATTGCTTATTAATGTTACGGCTTTTCTCGTGTATAAAGTTATCAGGGCATCCTTTGTTGTATCCAAGGTAGCAATGCCCTGCATTGTTTTTATATCATCTAAAACTGCCATACTCTACCCTCCTTATCTAAAAAAAGAAGGGTAAGAATGACCTTACCCCTCAAATAATCCTATAGCGATTCTTTAACATTTACGAACAATGATGGGTACTGATTGTCCATCATCCATATATCATGGTATTTTCTATAGTCCAACTTCCAAGCATCAGCATTTTGGTTAGTAGCAGGGTCGAATATTCTCATGTTGTCAGTTTTGGAAATTGCTATAGGTGCGTTCTGTCCGCATATGATCCAGTTTACGTTTTTAGCTGCTGCTACGGAACCAGCTCCACCTGCAAGAAGAGTTTTAGCTGTTGCAACCTGAACTGTTGAAGCTGTGCCAGTTACACTCTTAGTGATAAGCGCTGCGCCTGCTCCTGAATAGGAAAGTGCTGCTGCTGCTGTTGCAGTCATATCAATTGGAACTGCTCCTGTAGTTGTCCCCAAAGTGATTACTAGATTACCTGAAGCATCTACTACTCCAGTAGCCACGGCTGCATCTGCAACCCCCTGAACGATTGTTACAGAATAAGCATTACCAGCAACACCAAGGCCAGCTGCTTTGTAAGTAACTCCGCCTATTGTAACGGATGCATAATCATTTGCTGCAAATCCGCCCTGAGTCTTTCCAGTAGTTGATCCATCCATGAATTCATAAGCAGTTTTTAATCTTGCTGAAGGACATTCTACGATTGGAATTCCGTCAATTTTTTTGACTTCATAAGTTAAATCAACACCTGACAGCAGAGTTCCTACTGTAAGTTGTTTAGTAACTTCTGTTGAGCTTTCAAGCACGTTTAAAACTGCAGTAGACATTGTTATTACCAAAGGCTTATCTGCTCCAATAACGTCCTGTACCGCTGCTATATCAGCTCTTAGTTTTGTAAGTACATCGGCAACTACTGGAGTATATCCGCCGGATGCCCTTCCATTTGCAATAGCTAAAGATGCAAGTTTTGAATATCTATAAGCATCAATTTCGGGAATAACCATAGTTCTTTGGAATTCACCCATTAGATTAGATGCATTTGCAACAAAATTTGTTTCATTAACATCCATAGAATCAAGCATAAAGGTTCTTCCTCTATCCTGAGTCATAGTAAATGTTTCATAAGCTAAAGTTGCAGCTCCTGCCACAAATCCTGCTGATCTAGAATAATTGCCAAGTCCATCCATAGTAATTTTAGGAATCTTAACAGTATTACCACCATTATATTGAACTAGGCCTGAGTTCCCTTCCATCCATCCTGTAGTGGCCTTTGCTACTATCTGTCTATCTAATTCCTGCTGAAATATTTGAGCATATGCTAATGTATTTGCCATTATTATTACCTCTTTCCTTTAAAAAGTGCTTTTTACGGGAGCCTAAACCCTATTTCATGTATTTTGATATCTCTTCTCTTAATTTTTTTTCATCTCCAACACCGCCACCATCACCTGGTGGAGTATAACTATTACCTTTTGCAAACTCTAATTTAATAGCTTCATCATGTGCTGCCATAGTTGCAATAAGTTTTTCTAAATTCTTATTTGTGGTTTCTTCATCATTGCCAACAAAATAATCTATTAAATCAGTCGGAAGTTTTTTCTCCTGTGCTGTTTTTAATGCTTTATTTGTGAGGTCTTTTTTTAAAGTATCCTTTTGCATTTGTTCAAGCATAGTTTTCATTTTATTAAGTTCTATGTCTTTTGGGTCTGCATCAGGATGTAATTCCTTCACTTTTGCACTTACTAAACCTTCAAGATTCTTTTCCTGCCAAGTCTTCAATCCCTTAGTATGATAACTATCCAGTTTAGGTTGTAGTAACTTCTTGCCATCTTCACTTTCAAGGAAGCCATTAACTCTATCAGGTGTTACAAAACCCCCAACATAATTTTTAACTTTCTCGTCTTTCTCCATATTGTCAGTAATGTATTTTTGTACTTCTTCAAAATTTTCTATCATAATATCTCTCCTTTTGCCCTATATGTAACTTAATCCATAGAGTGCAATTTATTTTTTATAAAATAAAAAGCCTTATTTCTAAGACCTTATTTAAAACTTATTTATTATTTTTCAGCCATTCATCATAAGCAACATAATCAATTATATCTTTACTTTCATTATCTTTGCGCTGTGTCGGTTGCCATCCATCATAAGGCACATTTATTAAGCAACATCTACAATTGGGATGTAATGGTGGTTCTGGATGATCTTCATCTATGCCCCAAACCTTGCCATCGAGTTCAGCATCTTCAGGATTAGTTAAATTATCTAAAGTTGATGACCACATCACCTGTTTAACACCTGTACTTTTACCAATATCATATGATGCTTGTGTTTGGATCCTAGCATTTTCTGTCCTTACTAATCTTTGTGACTCATAAGCCTGGACATTAAAGGTATCTCTAATATCTCTAGCAACTTTATCCAGGTAAGTATTGCCTTTCATAGCATCAGTTATAGAAGACTGTAATTTATCAATCATTTCAGATTTATTCTTCCATATACGGTCACTAAACAAATCACCTTTGAATTCTTGGTTTACGGCAGCATTTATAAATTCTTTCTTTAAAATATCAAACTTTGAATCTATTTTTAAACCACTATCTATTACAAAAGCATTTTTATAATAGGTATCAGAGTAAACATTTTTCAATATGTCCGTTACTTTTTCAACCTCCGCATTTCCTAAGTCTTTAGCCATTGTTTTTAGTGTGTCTTTAATGGCTGTAGCTGACTTCTGGGAATCGGTCATTTTAAGTAGTCCATTTACCGCATAAGCAATAAATAATGCGCCCACCATCGTATGGAGTGAATCTAAGGCCTTTTTCTGCTGAACATATATAGGTTTCATTTCTCTATCGCCGTATTCTTCGCCATCAACCTTAATTTGCTCTATCTGTTTCCTATAAATTGGATTTATTTTTTTCTTAGCCATTATTTAACACCACCCGTAAGCAAGTCGGCTCCAATGGAATTAGCTTTATTTTCAACAGTAACTTTTTTAACCTCTTCTTTTGGATTATCCACAAAACTAAACAAGCTTAATGCTGTTTCTGTGCTTAATTTAGATCCCAATTGAGCCACAACCTGGGCATTTATCAAATCATCACTTGGGATACATGGTGTAAATTTAATTTTAATATCTTTATAGTCATAATTTGTACTTTTTAAACTATTTAGATAACAAAATAACATACATAACCTTGTTTTTACGCAATTTCCTAATGCTTTTTCATTCAATTTACACTTTTGTTCCAAAGCAATTAATTTTGCCCTAAGTGCCAAACTGGAAGTATTAGAGGCTACTTTTTCATTGGTGTTAATATGTGCTGATATTTTATACATCAATTCTTCTAAAGTTATTAATGTATTTTGAATAAAAGTATCATTAATATTTTTAACCAACCAACTTGCATCACCATCACCCTTGAATTGTATAATGCCTTTCTTCCTCATTTTTGGCAAATCAGTTTCATCTACCTGTGCGTTTTTAAAAGCAAGATAAGCATTTCTAAATTCTGTTATTTCTTGGCTTATATCACTTAAATTAGTTTCATAAGCATCTTGCAATGTTTTAATATCATGGTATACAGTATCGAGCCAACCTTCGTCACTTAATTCAGCTATTCCCACTGGTACACATCCAAAAGGATGCGGCTGCCTATCAGAAATTTCTGTAAAAACCTCATCACAATGAATAATTTCAGTGTCGGTATAAATATCTATATACATTTTTTCATCAAAAGTTTGTCTAAACACATGCAGAAAAAATGTTACATTTCCACAATCATCAGTATAAGCAAACCCATGACGAGGTGAGATTACTCTACTGCAAAATTGAGCTTGTTTATCAATGTAATATAATTCATAAGTAACAGAATAAATTAACATATTTTTAGCAAGTATGCTTTCGTGGTCCTCTTTCCAATGCTCTAAATTATATTGAATAGTTTTAAGTATATTTTCATCACTGGAACGTGATATGTAAGTAATATCATTTCCTACGCTATAGGATACCTCTTCTTTAATGAACTTTTTAACAAAATTTGTGGTAACTCTATTATTAAATCTATCATTTACAAAAGAATAATTTCCAGAACCTTCACTATCAACGAAATTATCGAAAATGCCATCATCAAATATTCCATTATTACTAAAGTTCTGTGCTTTTCCAGTATCAGTAATACCCATGTAATACCAATACATCTTTTGGTAAATATGCCACTGCATTTGAAATCTTGATAAGCACTTATCCAATAGTTCTAAATTTAAATTTACATCAAACATCGGTATCACCTCCCAAACAATTTGTTTCTATCCATAAAAGTAACTTTATAACTTACTTCTATATTGTTTATCCTGTTCGCAAATTCTGCTGTTATATCCGGGGCATCATCATGCAATGAATATTTTTGACCAGCAAACTCAAGTATTTGGTCAGTAAAATGTTTATCTTCTTCAGCAAATATAATCTGGCCTTTATTCATATAAGGAATAATGGTTGAAATCTTATCATCCTTATTTTTCCGCTGCTGTTCATTAATAATTGTGATATTCCTATTCATAAGTGCCGGGTCTTTATTAATTTTAAGTTCCAATTGATTTGCATCGGCACCATTAAAGGTATTTTTTTCAATATAAACATGCGTCGTATCCGGATAATCCTTTAAAAGTTTAATTGCATGATCTATATATTTATCAAAGTCAGTCCTGGCATTTATCTTAGCTAGTTCTGCTTTCCGGGCATACTTTAAATTATTTTCTGATTCAGACCCTACCAAATAAGCACTATAATCAGACTTTCCCTTTGCGGTTGATGCTGGATCTATTAAAAGCATCGTTTTTATAAAATTATGGGTTTCAATATCAATCCTTTTTTCAGTGGCAATAGTTTTAAACCACTTTTCACCAATACTATTAATATCTCCCTGAACTTCCTGTTTAAAAGCAGTCGGATTTTCGTAATAACTCATGGCCATGTCTAAGCAGTCCCAAAATTCAGCCCATAAAAGTGGATACTGCATCTCATCAATGTGCTTCCAATAGAATTCCTTTGAATCTTCCAAGTGAGTTTCATTTTTGAAATTAAAAAGAATATTTTTAAACTCAAGCCAAAGCCCGGAGTTAAAATATTCGTCTATATCATCAAGTAGCACACCTCTTTCATTTTTAAACTTCCATGTCGGCTGCTTACTTAACCTACTATAAAAACATTCTTTATGCTGCAGCGTTCCCAGAGCTATAAAGGTTGTTCCTTTTTTTATTACTTTTCCAGCTCTAACAACTGCTTTCTGTGAGGCATATTTTACATCATCACTGAATCGCTTCCACTTTTTCTCCCTGGCATCTTCAGTTCTAACATCATCCTCTGACTGATAATCATCCAGGATGATAAGATCCGGTCTGCAGTTATCAAATTTACGTCCACGCATTGGAGAAGCTGAAGAGATAGCTTCAATAAATGTTTTATTCGTAAATTCTAATTGCGTAGAATTGCAAATATATCTTTTGTCTCTATCATTCAAGAGCGCTCCAAAGGCTTTTTCAATATATTTGTTTTCCAAAAACGTATTTTTAATGTCTTTAATAAATTTCTCAGCAGTACTCCCAATATCTGAACAAATGAGAGTGTATTTTTTTATTTTATAACAATGACACCAAACTGCAGTGGCAAAAGTACCAAATGCGCTCTTTCCAGTTCCCCTTGGTTCTATCCTTCCAATCTGATCGGGGCCATCATCAATAATACTTTTCTGAATATCTTTCCAGATATTACGGTGAACATCTCCTATAGGTGCTGCTGAGTTTGTTTCCTTGGGTAAGAATACATCCTGAAGAAAATACATACAAAAAAACTCAAATGATTTTTTACCCAGGGACCAGGCCAGACCATGAAGGTCAAACAAATGATCCTTATACTTGAGCATAAACTCTTGTGCTTTTTCAGAGCCATAGAGTTTCTTTAAATATTTAAATAATAATTTTCTGTTTTCTTTATCTTCATTCTGCATCTAATCACTACCTCGTTTGTCTAATTGCCCCATGATTACCCCTAATATAAGACCGCTCATTCATACACTCATTTATATTTCCATAAGGATTTATAAAAAACTCCAACTCTTCGCATCCATGTTCTTTTAAACATTTATTACACACGGGACAGCAGCACACCAATTCTTTATTTATCCATTTGGTAAATAGTGTAACTTTCATTCTATCACCTCGAGTTGAAAAAAATTGTGGAAAATGTGGAACTCAATGCGGGGGTTTCGCGGGTTCCCCAAATTAGAAGCATACCCCTCTTTACAATATGTCGCTGTTTAAAGCATGTCGTTACTAATGTTCTTGTTAACGAATCATGTCGTTGCTTACGACTCCGTTAAATGAACCTTTAACGCACCTTTTGATAAATGGCTAATTTAAAGGGTTTACAGAATTGGTAATTATACACCAACGACATAGCTTAATAAAAGCTACCCTATTCTCAATTAGATTACCTAAATCATGGTTATTCATGATCAAACTCTTTCATCTCTTCCTCTAGAATGTCGATACTAACTATGTCACTGTCCCTGTTATCATCTATCTCTATCTTGGTTGCGTTGCTTACCAGCTTATCCAGTATCTTGGCCGATGCATCTAACTGGACCTTCTCACTATCAGCCCTTGTAGATAGCTTTATAAGGGCTCTAACTGCACTTGGTCCATATGCTGACAACATCTTTCTTGTCGTAGTTAAAAACTCTTGTTCACACCTGGAAAGCTCAGCTACAAACTCCTCATTTGCCATCCAATTGTAAAAGGTTGTCCTACTGATTCCTGCTTTCTTTGCAACCTCTGTAACATCAATACCTTCTGACCTTAACTGTGCAGCAAGTAGCATTCTTTCATCTAACATTTAACCACCTCCCTGAAGGTTTACACTTAAAACATAAAAAATAGCACCTACCTAATCGTAAGTGCTTTTATTGTTCTTAGAATAACATGCTTTGTCTTATAGTGTCATAAGTTATTGTTTAGCATAATCTAATACAAATATCATATCTATTAACCTTTGTATTATTTTACTCTTTAATTGGATACAATAATTGTCGTTTAAATTGATCCTTTGTCCTATCTCTTGAAAATTTAACTTTTCAAAATACCTTAGTTTAATCAATTTCAATTCATTCGGCATTAATGTTTCAAGAGCATTATCTATTTTCTGTATTTGGGACTCTTTCCGATGCAATTGTCTTTCCAAATACTCAACTTCATGCTGCTTACTTATTGCTTCATTCTCCACTGAGCTATTAAATTTATTCGTAGGAGAAGACTTTTCTTCATATGTTATACTTCCGCATCCAGTGTAATCATTTTTTAATTCTTCCATCTCAATTATTATATTTTTTATTTCCGCTTTTGTGGCCTTATAATTGTATAACATGGCTTCCATTTTCTTATAGTAATTTATAATAATCACCACCTTTGGTATATTAATGTATTTATTTGTAATAATTTTACTTATCAACTTTATCAATTTCTTGTATTTTTTGCTCTAATTCTGTTACTTTTACCTCGATTTGTGCTACTTTTGACCATTTTTTTGTTACTATAGCCTGTTTTTGGTCTTCAAGTGCCTTACTCAATAATTGCTTATAAACCCTTGACCTGTCTTGCTTCATAGCCAATTACTCCTCTCATGGTAACATTTTTGGTAACATTTTATTGTTACCGTCTGAGCCTTGTTATACCAATACTTTAAGACTGTTTTTTTATGGTAACATTTTTAAAAAAACAATGAGCATATGTATAGATTTATATATTTAATATTTCTCTACACGTAGTATATTTTTATAATATATGTTACTATGTTACTTTTATATATTATATATATATAAACCTAGTAACTAAGCCATTTAGCATGGTAACATAAAAGGTAACATTTTCAATTTTTTTGTGTTACTTTTGCGATTTTGTGTTACCTTTTTGTTTTGCTTACTTGAATGGAATTACATTATCCTCTAAATCCGTAACATCCTCTAAAACTGGAGGAGCTATTGCGCCAACCCTTAAAGCTCTAAGCCTGTCCTTGTTATAAGTATCATATCTGACTGGCGCATTGCCCATCTTAATTAATTTATTTGATACACCTTCCAAGTAACCTGATTTCTTAGCTTGTTTCCTGAAATCCTTTAGACTCAATGGAATTAGTTCACCACCTACCCGGTTAACATGCTCCCTAATTTGGTTCAGCATTTCTGTAGTTTTTATAAATACACCATCACCTCTGCACTTAACTACTTCAGTGCTATTAAATGCTCTACCATCTTCGATCATGTCATTATATAACACCAATATTTGTTCAACTACTGAGTTGGCTTCTTCCCCGCCTTCGAGCACTTCCAACTTTATATTTTCAATTATGGGTTCCAGGTATTTTCCTATAGGTGCAACTTTATGTTTTTTTAGCAGCAGGTTGAATATTTCAATACCCATAGCAATGTTAAGGGCTGTATTTAAAGGCCTATCTCTTAAACTATTAATAGTGGTTTCAATGCCTTTTCTTATTTGAATGTAGTTCTCAACTGATAAATTCAGTATCGTTTCAATTAGATCTCTCCCAAACTTATTTAACAATGCTTCATTTTCAATAATCCATTCCATGGCTTCAGTATCTTCTTTTTTTCTTTCATTCTTGGATGTGTATATTATGCAACTTCTATCTATCAAAGGCTTTTCATTGTGGTAATAACCTTCTTCTCCGGCAATAATCACAGGTCTTTCCAAATAAAAGTTTTTAGATTTCAGTGCCTTGTCTCCTCTGGCCACGGTGGATCTGTCATAAAGATTTCTCAATACCTCGGATATTTTCTGTATTTTATATCTGTCCCATCTTGAAGGTTTATGCTCTTCATAGATCATTGAATAATTGCCATCGGATAGATCTTTTATCAAACTGAAATTTGTTGCCAACCCCAATGATTTAATTTCCTTTGAAGGATAGTTAAGGATAGGAGCTACTACACTTTCTAATATTGTACTTTTACCACTCCCTGATTCTCCAATAATCAATAGATGGTGCAACTTAATCTTGGCATTTTTGCATTGTGCTACTGCCAAATTATTTATTACAGTTCCAATTATGCTGATAGTTTTTTCTTTAGATGCGAACCTAAATATATGTTTTTTTATTTCTCTTAGTTCAGTAGTGGTTAGGTTTCCCTTATCAATAACCTGTATATCATTTCTACCATCACTTCTTATACCACCGATAATATTGTTTCCCCCTAAGGATCCTTCATTAGAAATAAATAAAACTTCATCGTTTTTAATTTTAAACTGAACCCCACTATACATTTCTTCTGTATCTAAGGCAAAGTACTTATTTATCCAAGTCTTTATATCTGTTAAATCATCCACACTAGCTTTATAGGATAAATCCAATGTTCCAAGGAAGTTTTTAAATGTTCTTACATCATCAAATACTATGGCGGATCCCATCCGTTCAATTTTTTCTCCTGTAGAGGATTTTAGAATTAATTTAACTCCTTCCTGATCCTCGTTAACATATTTTACCCTGGTTGCTTCAAGTAGTCTGAAGTCTGCAAGATATTTCTTCTTAAATGTTTTTTCTTCATCATCGCTTTCTTTTATAATATATTTGTATATGCCCTTCCAATCCTGTTGCAGGTCGTACTTACTTTTTAGATCCAGGGACCTTTCGAAAGCATTTAGCAGATTTTTTTTAGTATGTCCTTCATCCAGCCAATCGGTTACGTCTTTATTTTCTCCAAGGTTTTTTATGCCAGGAAGATTTATGAATTTAAACTCTGAAGCAGCCGGAGACAACTCCTTATGAATTTTCCATTTATACTCTTCTCCCGCCTTCCCGGTATCACTGCACATATAAATCCTGGCACCTTCAAATATTGTTATGTCTTTGCAACCTTTCACACTTGTAGCCACATAGCCATCATTTTTCAGCATGAAGTTAAGTGTATTTGCATCTTTTTCACCTTCGCATATAATAACTATCTTCTTTTCTTCCATGCCCTTAATGGCCTTGTACAGGTTATAGGGAAGCTCCTCGCTCCCCCTTTTATTTATTACCTTATCGTTCTCAATATGATAGTAAGAAAGGCTCTTTTTACCCGTTTTGTCCATAAATTTGGCTTTAAAATATACTGTTTCACCCACTTTGTTCGTGAATGCGAATATTCCAAGAAGTTCCTGACCTGATCTATGTTTTGTAAATTCCCAATCAATGTAGCCTTTTACCTTATCAACCTGTTCCTCTTGGACTGTCTTTTCTACTTCAAGCCCCAAGTATTCTCTTGCTTTTACATAATCCATGCCCTTAAGTTGCATAATAAAATCTATCGCATCACCGGATGCAGAACATCCAAAACACTTGAATTTATATTTATTAGCATCTGGAAAGAATTTAATTGATAGTGAAGGTGTTTTTTCATTATGAAAGGGGCATTTTATATACCCTTGTTTGTTAAATCTCTCCACTGTCTCTTTTTCTATAAGGTCCTTTAGGTCAATGTCTTGTATTTCCACCTTCTCACCTCTTTTCTAAATTAGAATTTATTCAGATTCTATTCTTAAACTATTTTTAACTGTTCCATTCTATCCGGTTTATAGTTCATAAGAATTAATTCGGTTCGAACCGGACATTTATCTCCTTGACTTCTAACCTCTATCTGCGATGATGTACTGTATTCAACTCGGTACCAATCAGAATATAATTCATCAATCAATGGATCCGGATAGTAACAAATCATTGCTTTACCTTTTATAGAATCTACACTTTTTCTTAGCCTTAAATGATCTTCACGCTGGAATCCACCTTTATAAATATTTTCATAACCTACATATGGAGGATCCAAGAAGAATAATGTTTCATTAGTATCATAAAATTTAATTATGTCCTCAAAGTCCCTGCAGAGTATATTCCAAGTTTTTATTATCTCAGCCATTTTAGGTATTAAACTGACGGCTGAGTTATATGTCTGTGATTTATCTTGTGTCTTTGAAAGTCCTAATCCATTTCTATATTTGCGACCGCCTCCTGAGAACATTAATCTCATTTTATAAAAAAATCTTACAGCCTTTTCTAGATTATCTTCAGGTACCGGCTCCCATTTATATTTTTCATATAGTCTTTCACTATAAGGAAGTGCATTACATGCTTCAAATAATTTTTCCGGCCAGTCTCTTAAAACAATCATATAGTTTATTAATTCATCATTTTTATCATTAATAATTGTTATCTTGGCCGGATCCATAACACTTTTATAAAAAGTAACTGCTCCACTACCAAAATTACAATCAGCATATATTTTATGCTTTGGCATTAGTTCCATGTACCTTTCTTCTTTGCCATGTTTGCCGCCAATCCACTTTATATTACTCAAATTTTTAAGTTTCATATTGTCCCCTTCCTTGTGTATTGATCTATCTCATGTTATTACCCTCCAACCTCCGGGCTTATATCAGTGCTAAGTTCCTTTAAATAGTTCCTAACACTGTAATAAAGTTTCCTGTATATCTCAAATCCTGAATTTGTATTTGCAGTAAATATGGTGTCATACAGATATAAGTCCTGGATGCTTGAGAGTCTCCCTAGGAATGCTTTTGGCTGATATAAGCTTCTATACTTACCCGCTTTTATATTCTCCATCCCGTTCTTGTCCTCGACTATGAGGTATATTTTAATCCCTTTAGTCTTTGCCCTCTGCAACTCTCTGACCAGCCTTATATCGTCCCTGGTGTCTGTTTCCTCTGCAAGATTTCCTGCAAGCTCATCAATTGAGTTCTTACGTTCTACTGCTACTGGGAAATATATATCTCTGTATATCCCCATCTCTTCTCTTTTGGTTATTATGGCGGTATAATCGCCCTCATCTATCTTTTGCTTCTTGTATTTGATTTTGTTTTTATCAAAGTAATCTAAAACATGTTGGTTCTGCTGCTCCCTGGTGTCATACAATATTTTTAGATTTTCCTTTAAGAGTTTATTGATTTCTGTTTCCGTGAATCTGTAGTACATTTAAGCCCTCCCTTCCATAAAACTCACACCAACGTCTGCAAAAATTTACTTGATATTTATTATTTTTATCTCCTGTAAAATTCAAGCAAACCCAATTTTTATTGTCCATCTTTTTTATTTTCCTGTAATGGTAACAATCTTCTCCGCACATACCATCACTCCTTTTTGAACCAAATGTCTTTATTCCTCTCAAGACATTCCAAAAATCCCACTGCCACTGCGGCAACCTGAATTGCTTCATTTTTCATATTTTCATATCCGCCTTTGTCTGAACCATTATCAAAAATTGTTTCATTTATTGCCTCACAGAGCTCACCATATTCTTCTCCGAGTATGCCTGTCCAAAAATGGGGGAAGTGATTTTGCTCTCCCCACTATTTCAGATCTATTTTGAATTGCGAATTATGTTATTGAGGTATACCCTTTATAATCTTCCATAATTCATTAATATCGGTTAATTTTAATTCTTCCATTTTCTTATTGCATTTATTTGGTGTAAGCCTATCTGCACAATAACAATCGCTAGATTTATTTAAACATGTGCAAACATATAAAAACCCACATCTTTTATAGTTACATCTTGGCATAACAAATTTCACTTCCTTCACCCTTTTCAAAGCTTTTGCATTCGCTCAAATATCCGAGTTCACCACAACAATCCATATCACAATACTCTTCTACATTGCCAGCTTGTAATCCACATTTGCTCCAGTTGGCACATCTTGCACATTTGCAGTATTTGCACTTTTCTCCGTAGTCCCTCATTTTTCTTCAACCTCCTGAAAAATAATGATATATCCCTCTTCGTGATAGTTCTCTACTTTGTAGCCTTCTCTCATGAATTCCTTTGTAAGTCTGATTCTTTCCCTTACCTTTTTCCTTGGTTTGTCCTCTTTTAGGTGTATTAATATTGTGGTCTGCATGATGGCCTACCCGCTCCGCACCTTCTTGGTGCCATCTTTTTACACTTATTTAACAATGAGATATGAACTAAATCAGCTTCATATTCATTTTTTCTTTTCTTATCTGCTTTTCTCTTTTGTAAGGCTGCATATGTCAGCTCTGCTTTCTGTTTGCATGTAAGTTCCATATTTTAACCCCCACTATTTCATGATTTTCTTGAATTACGCAGTAATTTTCCCTAGAATATAACCTAATAACATTCCCATGAAAAATATTACTGTAGTAACTCTTAATGCGATTTCTTCATCTATAAATTTTTGTTTCATAATATCTCCTTAAATTTTTGAATTGTTCATTAATTCCCATCACCTAACTGCTTTAACTGATAGGCTTCAAAGAATGTTTGACCGTTCTTATTTAGCATATATGGCAAGAAGATTTCATCCATTTTAACCATATTCCATTCAAGAATCGCCATTTGAGATTCTATCCAATCCTTTATAGTCCTCCATGCCACTTGTTCAGCGTGTTCATACGTTTTCTTAGCTTTAGGGCATTTAGACTCATGCAGTAATATTTCATAAACTGCTTCAACATTAGAGGGTAATTTAATTCCTCTAAATCCGTCAGGAGTATCTATTTGGAATATTAAAGCTAAGATATGCCCATCTTCAGAGTAGTCATACATAATTTTTCTTGCCCCATGAGATACTAATTCTTTCTGAATTTCTCCCAGTGTTTTATGAACATCAATTGTGGTTGTATAATTTAATAATGGCACTTCCTCACTTCCTTCCCAATGAGCATTATTCTCAGATTCCGCATTACTCAATTGGGTAATTCTCTTTAACTTCTAGTTTTTCTATAACTTTCTTTTGAAGTTTATTTGCTTCAAGAAGAAAGGCGGTTTCAAGTTCTTTTGGATTATCTTTTGCTATTCGATATAGCCAATATAAATCTTCTGCTCTTTTTATTAATACGTCAGCGTTAACTGAATCTGTTGATCCAAAGCACTTTTTTAATTTTTCAGTTACTTCCATAAATTTTCTCCTTTCAATTTTTCGTATTACATAGCCACCTTTTGTACACATATTTCCGGAAGATTAGCTCTTACCAATGCCTCTGCAAAAGGTGGAGGAACTGCATTCCCACACCTGGCTACTTGTGCTGTTTTAGGGTATGCCTTTCCAGTATAATCATGGTCTATGATATAATCCGGTGGAAATCCCTGAGCATTGAATAATTCTCTTGGTTGCAGCATCCTCATACCTATGTCAGCTATGCTGTATTGCTCTCCCTGTACTGTGATTAAGCTGAATCTATCTTTTGTAGTAATCGTATGAAGTGGCTTGGCGAGACTTTGGCCGGCTTCATTCCCATAATATTTAAGTAGAAAAGCTGTAACTAATGCGTGTCTTTCCTTCGTTGTTATGGTTCCTAGTGGCTCTTTTAAGCTACTCCCAGCGCCTTCATAATACCCTCCATAGTATTTTGAAATAAATGCTGACACTAACCCATATCTATTTGATGAATCTATTGTCATTATTGGTTTTTCAAGGCTTTGGCCTCTCACATTGTCAGAATAGCTATGATATTGAGTTAAGAAAGGTGTTACCAGTGCGTGCTTTCCTGTACTAACAATGGTGCCCAAAGGCTTGTTTATATCTGGCACCCTTGGTAATTGTCCTTTTCTCTCACCATAACCAGTCTGTATTAAAAAAGGATGAGGATTTTCTATTACAAATTTCTGCAGGCCTCTTGCAATTCTTTTTAATGTGTTTTCAGCAAGAGGTTTCTTTCTCCCAAATATACTTGGGCATGGTATTGACCAATCAATTATTTCTGCTGCTGTCCTCCATGGCTTTAATAAACCGCACCTTGATTCTAAGGTATCTGGATTGCCATGTGTAGGCTCTGGCCATTTTATAGGCTTTCCATCACTTCTGGCTATCATAAAAAACCTTTTTCGGCTTGTAGGAGCTCCGTAATCGCTGGCTCTGAGTTCCCTAAAATCTACCTTATAGCCAAACTTTTTAAGAGTATTTATAAACTGGTTGAATGTTTCGCCCTTGCGTTTAGGATCCGGTGTATTATCTATAAGTAATGGGCCCCAAGTCTTAAATTCTTCTACATTCTCCAACATAATCACTTTGGGTTTAACCATCTTAGCCCACTTTACAGCTACCCACGCAAGCCCTCTGACTTCTTTGTCTACTGGCTTTGAACCCTTTGCCTTACTAAAGTGTTTGCAATCAGGAGAAAACCATGCTAGGTCTACAGATTGCCCTCCTGAAGCTTCCACAGGGTCAACTTCCCAAACATTCTCACAGTAATGTTTGCTTGTAGGATGATTCACCCTGTGCATTGCTATAGCAGCAGGATCATGATTAATTGCAATATCTACCGACCTCCCTATAGCTAATTCAATCCCGGTGGAAGCACCACCTCCGCCTGCAAAATTATCCACTATCAGTCCCATTTAATTCCTCCTATCTATTTCGCCTTTATATCCTATTGTTTAAAATGGAATTTCTCCCTCTTCATCTATCGGTGTTAAATCTCCACCGTAAGGATCGTTTTGTTGTGGTGGTTTGGAGTTGTTTTGTGCCGGTGCAGTTCCCTCTGCTTTATTAGGAAAGAATTCAAAATCATCAACCATTACGTCAGTGCTCCACCTATTTTCGTTACTTTTTTTATCAACATATTTACTTATTTGAAGCCTTCCACTTATCCCAAACAAATGACCCTTTTGCACATAATTTGCGATAGCCTCTGCCCTTTTCCCAAAGCATGTACAATTAATAAAATCTGCTTCTTTAGGTTTACTCTTATCAAATTGCGGTCTTTCTACTGCTAAAGTAAATTTTGTTACTGGAGTTCCAGTTCCGGGTGTAAAGGTCAGTACAGGGTCCTTTGTAAGTCTTCCAACAAGATGTATTTTGTTCAATTACTTCACTTCCTTTTCAAATTTTAATCTGATTTGGATCTTCTCCAGGCTCAACGTGTTGCTCCAATAAATAACTTGCTTCCATATCTGCAGTATGCAGAGCTGCAGCCGCCGGGATTAATTTGAAAGCATTACTTATATTCATCATCATTTCAGCTGGTTCCGTGTTCCCCATATGCCACCTAATCATCATTATTTCGGCTTTGCTTAATCTGATGAAGCACTGGAGCATGATTACTGACTTTTCACCATGACCTATAGGGAAATCATCCTGGACCTTATAACCTTCATAACTTTCCCACCGGTTAGAGTCATTTTTCCTCCAGCAGGTCTGTTTATTGTAAAAATTAATCTTACAAAAGTCATGTAAGATTGCCGTAATTATTACTGATTCATCGGAAAGGCCTAAATTAAATCTCTCATTCTTTTCCTTGAATAATTGATATACATATGTGCTATGCTCTGCCAGTCCTCCGTCATAATTTCCATGGTATTTAGTGGAGGCAGGAGCGACAAAGAAGTCGCTTTCCTCCAAATACTTAATTACATTTTCTATGCCTTTTCTTCCGGTGCTGTTTAATAGTTCTATAATTTTATTCTTAGTTTCTAAGATGTCCTTCACTAATCCGCCCTCCCCTGTTTCAAAACCTGGTAGGCTATGTTATTGTTTCTCAGGAAGTTACCCAGGAGTAAAGTTTTTTCTTGTGGTCCAACAACTCTAAATTCTATAAAGTAAATAGGTTCTTTTACTTCATTTGCTGGGCCCGTAGGTGAGCATGGAATCTCTCTCACGGGTGCAGGTGTCTCCTGGATTACTTGTTTTTGCTCCTCTTTTGGTTCTTCCTTTGGATCTTCAACTGGTGCTGGTGGGTTTTCAGCTGCCTTTATCTTCTCTGCCATTTGGTTTATTCTTTGGATTATATTAGGTATTGGTGTCCCTGCCTTAACAAGGTTTTCAAATTCTTCATATTTTATTTGAGTTTTAATATTTTTGTTCTCATTTTCTATAGTGGTTTTTATGATCTGAATTGTTTCCTCTTCCTTTGCTTGTTCTTCTACTAAATAGAAGGCTCTTTGTTCAACATCCTCTTTAACCGCTTTTACGGTGGCTGTAAGGTTCATATGCTTGTCGAGGACTGTTAGCTTGTCTGCAAACTTTTGTTTTAACTGGTGAGCTTCTACGGTTGCCTTGATGATTTCCAAAGCCTTCTGCCGCTTCTCTTCTCTCTTCTTATCATCAAATACTGATATTCCTGCCTTTATAGGCTGTTCTGCTTTTTCTATCAAAGAAATAAGCTCTTTGCACTGATTCTCAAACTCTGTTATAGGCTTGGATAGTTCTTTCTTTTTATCTTTCCTATAGTTGTCGATTTTGGTTCTTATCCCTGCCAGCTCTTTTTGTTCAGTTTTACAAGCTGGTAAGCTTTCCTCTGTTACTATTATTCCTTCGTACTGTACTAGTTTTTGGCTTAAAGCCTGTTTCATTTCTTCAAAATTCACTTGGATTACTGGTATTACTTCTTGCTTTATCTCAAAATTTAACATTTTTTATCACCCTTCTTTTTGTTTTTATAATAGGTTTTTAAAGCTTCTTGCAGTAAATGAGGTATGTCGTTCTCTCCACATACATATAGGTGCTCATTATTCTCATCTATTAGCATTAAATCAAAATATGGTATTCCTTCTTCTTTTCTATAAAATGGTTGAGATATTTTAATTTCCTTTAGTTTCGAACCAAATTCTCCACGCATCGTGTCCCCTCCTACATTCCCAAATTAGGAACTTTCTCTTTTTCTTGCTTTTCCAATTTGTCATTGAGTGTTTTCATTATCTGAACAAAGTATCCGTTTGTTATATCTTCAACCTGTTTCAGTTTGTAGTATTTTAAGAACACTGGCACATCTGAGTTGGTTTTTTTCAGCATTTCATTTATGGTACTTACCTTTATAATGTCTATCTTCTGACCTTTGAATATTAGCTCCTCGTCATGCTCTGATTCATCAAGTACGTCGCTCTCAGCTATCTCAAAAGCCATGACATACAAATACCTTCTTGCATATGTTTGGGTGGCTCCGATGTTCTGTATTGCATAGGTGCCCTTTAGTTCTGCTATGCTTACGGGGGTAAAGAATACTATTTGTTCACTGATATTCTCAGTGTTTATGATTGTGAGAGTTGATTCCTCCAGGTTAAAGTTAAATATGCCTGTAAGGTTGTACTTATCCATTACCTCATTAATCTTTGGAAGAAAATCTCCTAACTCGTAATAGGTATAGTGGGAAAACTTATTCTCACCTGTTTTCTTTAGGTCTGCCCTTTGGATTTCTACTCTGCATTTCTGCAATTTTTGAAATACATTCATTACTTTTGGTTCCTTAGTTTCTGCCAATTAAATCTCCTCGCTTTCAGGTTCTTTTTCAAGTTCATATCCATCTGTGTTTACTGTGATAGTGGATTCTAAGTTTGGTATAAACTCAATGGTTATCTGTGCGTTTACCATATAGTCTGTATAATCTTCCATATCTGTAGGCAAGTTTTTGTGTACTAACGTTTCCAAACTCATGCCACCAACTTTGATATAACTGCCACTCTTATAAAGTTTAGTGTTATTTATTTCTATTGATAATTTTTTCATCTTTCATTCCTCCATTATTTTTGATATAATACTTATAAGGTTTTTTAATCTTGGGCCTCTCCAAAGGCTCTTTTTTTATTCTTCCTCTGTATCAAACTTAAGCTGGTCATCTTCTTTGTCGTATCTTACTTTCGTAATGAAATACCCCGGATTATCTGCATCATATAATTTGTAACCATATTCAAGCAGAGCACCAAACAGGTTATTTATAATTTTTATGATTGTTTCAAATGCTAGGTTATGCACTTTTCTCAGCCTCCTTATTTCTCCAGTTACAGATTGTGGTCTTAGGTATCCCAAATTCTTTGGATATATACTTTATGGGGTATCCTTTTTTCAACAAATCTAATACCTGGCTTTTATCCTTATTCCTTTGCCTTTTTTCATATGCACTGTTTAATCCGAAAGCTTGTTCAATTGTTTCGTTCTTAAATGTCACTGCATAAACTGCCTTTATGCTTTCTTCAAGAGTTACTGCTAACAACTTCAAGCCCTCCCTTCTTTATGATTTTTCCTTGGGAATTACTAACTGCTTGCCTGTAACGAATTCTAGGAATGTGTAACATTCTGCATCTTCATCAAGTTTTAAAAAGTACCTTGAGTCATAACCATGATGTTCGAGCAACATCTTTTCTTTTAGTGTTGGCCTTGCAACTGCCATTCCTTTCCCCCATCCTTATTGCGCTAGACATATTAAAATTCCTATTACACCAACTAGACATATTACAAACAGTAGTCCCTCCAAAATACTACCCTCCCTTATGTGGTACTTATGTTTCTTTTTCTTGCTCTTTGGAATCTCGTCTATACCTTCATGCTCAACCTCATACCAATTTATTGTTTTCATAAGGTTTGTCCCTCCTTTCTATGCTGCTTTGTATTTGATAGCCATTTCTTTAACTATCAAGCAGTAAACTTCAACCAACCGCTTATCAACCGCTATTACATCTAATTTGGTTACCTTTTCAGACTTAGACTTGCTACCGGTTTCTACTAAGACATTCTTTTTCATGTTTGTGAGTCTTATTCCTAATCTTGCTCCAGCTCTTTCATCAAGTATCTTGTAACTTTCTTCCCTGACATGCTTGATATGTTCAAATCCACCCAATTTTTGAGCGACTGCATTAATAAGTTTGCTTGTGTCTGCTCTCCATGCATTTGGACTAAGATTATATACATCTCTCATGCTCTGTAGGTCATTCTTTACTTCATTTACTTTCATATCTGCTGATACAACTTTTTCAGTAACGGTTGTTAACTGCTCCCTTACTGCTTTCATCTCTTGCAAACTTTGGATTAAAACATCTTCAATACAGGAAGGTTTTTGTTCTTTAAGTGATTGCTCCATTTTGTTAAAGGCTTCGATATATTTTAATTTCCATTCAAGAGCCTTTGACCCAGTGAATCCCATAACTAAAAGTGAAAATCCGTCCCGGGTTAAAAGATATTCTTTGTTTGACTTTCCACTTCCGTCTTTGTATTCGCTTGTTATAAAGTACTGAGCCGATTTTTCGTCCGAGTCCATATTGGTAACTATATTTTTTATACCCTCTAAAACATGTTTATGTTGTCTTTCAAAGTCCTCTGCGATCTGCCTGCTCGTAACTACAAGTTGTCCGTCTTGATTTAAAATGTTTACTAAATTATTCATTTCATCCCTCCTTATTTCTTAAAAAATGCCCGAAAAAATACTCCCTTAGTTTTTTATAAGAGAGATCGGTTTGTTATGCTTAACAGGTTGCCCCTCTTTTTATAAATTTATTGTTCTCATCAAATCAGGCAAAACATTATTTATGCATCCTTTAAGGGTTTCATACTTTATTTTCCAATCATCCCTTTCCCTTTCAAGCCTTTTTCGTTCTATGGGGGAAAATCTTTCAATTTTAGTTCCTGCCATGTCTTCAATATGTTGCTGATTAAA